TATTCTCTGGGGCCGTCGGAGCATATTCATCGGAACAACGGGTCCCCTGGGATGATGGTATTATGAATCACATATCTGGATATTCTCTGGGGCCGTCGGAGCATATTCATCGGAACAACGGGTCCCCTGGGATGATGGTATTATGAATCACGTGTCTGGATATTCTCTGGGGCTACCGGAGCATATCCATCGGAACAACGGGTCCCTGGGATGATGGTATTATGAATCACATATCTGGATATTCTCTGGGGTCACCGGAGCACATCCATCGAAGAAAATGTCCATTAGTAGCATGAATCATATTCAGGACAATCTGAGCACGTACTGTGTACCTAAGTCTAGGTGCACTATGAAGGCATCTACTAATCTAGACACATCAGAATCCTCGTTACCCAATTGTGATATAGTACATTCTTTTGTGAAGCTTGATCCACAATAAAATATATGCCAAATTGGACACGTTTCTCTCAAACATGGTGAAACCTTAGAGACTGTCCACTATGATTATTCATAAATGTCAACCCAATTCCGAGTGTATTGTTCTGATTGTGGTTTTGGTTTTTCGAGGAAATCCAATCTCAGGCGTCATCAAAATGGTCGCTGCAGGAAGCCTAAGATCGAGCGGAAACATCCACCAGGTTATGTTCCATCGGATATACCTGACCAAGTTCCATCGAATCAGTCAACCTCGAGTCCACCAGGTCAACCTGGTCATGCTCCATTGAATCAGTCAACCTCGATCCCATCTGGTCAACCTGGTACTACTGCTCCATTGAATCAGCCGGCCTTGGCCCCATCTGGCCAGTATGATATTGCTCCATTGAGCCAATCAACTGTGGTCCCATCTAACCAACCTGGTCCTGTCCCATCGAATCAGTCAACCTTGGTCCCTAGTCCTACTCCATCGGATCAGTCAACCTTGGTCCCATCCGGTCAGCCCAGTCATGCTTCATCGAGTTTGCTGGCTCTTCCCCCATCTGACCCATTGTCCCCTGACCCAGGTCTACCAGGACTAAGTTCCCAAAGCCTAACTCCTCGGTCTCCTGCTCACTCAGGTCCAACCCCAATGGTGTTTCAGAGCCATCCTACCTCGGGTCCAACCTCAATGGTGTTTCAGAGCCATCCAACCCCAGGCCCCACCTCATTGGGGGTTCCTTCGATTTCCGGTCCAGGCCCATTGGTACCAACAACACATGGGATTGTCGGTGAATTGAATATTGTTGAGCTGACAAGACATATCATGATGGAAGTGGACCGGAGAGTGGATGAGAAAATAGAAAAATCGAACAAGAATGGTGTTGTCGGGGCGGATGGTGAAGGCAAAGATGGTAAGGACAAGGATAGTAAGGATGAGGAGAAAGATCCCAAGGTCGATATTGTGTGTCTAGCCAAGGGGGATTACATCCAAAAGGTCATCCAACTGTATGATGGAGATGAGGATAAAGCCCTTAACTACATCAAGAATGTTGGCATTGCATCTGATCTCTTGGAAAGAAGTTTCGTGTTGTTCAGAAGAGTCTATTTTGACGGAAAGAAGAAAAGTCAATTCCCGATCCGGGTGAAAGATCTGAGTAGAAACAAACTGGAGTATCTTGAGGAGAATGGAGAATGGGTTCTTGACATACGTGGCGAGATTGTAGGCAAGAGATTGTGCGACAATTTAGTGAGCACCTTATTGAAGACGAACATTCGCTTCAATGAACTAATCATAAATGAGCAAGATGAGGATGAAAAGTCACGGCTCATGGATATTTACGAAGTTAACAAAACGCAAGCGGCAATCTTGTTGCTATCCAAGAGAAATATGCAGGGAAAGATCTGCAGAAGAGTCGCAGAGTACATCTCATATTGCACAGAGGTGAAAGATGAGACGGGCAGCCTGGAAAATGTCAAAAAACTCACTCATGAGTGCTGCTGCAAAATGAATTGATATGTTCGCTGTTTGTGTCCTATTGCGATAGGAAAAGGGCCCAGAGCTATTCCACTCAGATTCATTCTGTATCTGACTCCTATCTGCACAGTTACCAAAAATTTGAACTGCAATTAAATTTGGTTGATGTGCATTATACATCAACCAAAACTCTCTCCACTCACCCCACCTACAAATGCAGATCTGGCACGGACAGGAAGGACTGGATGTCTATGCGGAGGTTCACCAAAACTTTTACAATGAATTGACTCACCTGGTCTTTCTACCAGGTGTTTTTTATGGAGCATTCAGAGGCATCCCGTCTCTGTTTCCACATGTGAAGCCCATCCAAGTGATAGTAGCACTCTCCATGATTTACTGTACATATTACACGTACACTATTGATCTTCTCACAGGTGTTACAACATTCCTAACCATGTCTCCTTACATGATCCTTGCACAAGAGCACCTGGAGGTGAAAGAGCGCAATCATTTCGTGGAAGCTCTTGCCATTGCAGCGATTGCACTTATAATCCAGGAGGGATTGGGACATACCCTGTTCGAGGAGATGAACAGTCGACTGACGATTGACTATGTGTTCAATGCTATCATGTTCAGTCCATTGTACTATGTCATGAATGTGCATCGAATCGTTCTGATCCTGCAGATCTATCTTGTGCTGTTCCTTTTTTGAAAAATGAAAGGTTGTCACCATGCTTTGGATGATTTACACACCAGATGACCTCATTAAACAATGCACTGAGAAGGATACAGAAGGAGTTGGAGGATATTACCAAGGATCCGCCCAGCAATTGCAGCGCTGGTCCAGTCAATGATGATGATCTCCTCCAATGGAATGCCACCATCATCGGACCAACAGACAGCCCGTATGAAGGTGGCATTTTTAATCTTCGTATCCACTTTTCTGCTGCATTCCCATTCAAACCTCCGTTGGTACAGTTCGTCACCAAGATATATCACCCAAATATCGCTCCGAATGGCAACATCTGTCTTGACATACTCAAGGAACAATGGAGTCCAGCTCTGACTGTATCCAAGATCCTGCTCTCCATCAGCTCTCTCTTGACAGAACCAAACCCAGATGATCCACTCGTGACCGAAATTGCCGAGATTTACAAGATGGATATTGACAGATTTAATGAGATTGCGCGCAGTTGGGCAGAGCATTATGCTGTCTGAATATCGTGATTGTACCATTTGATATCATGTGCGATGCTCTGGTTGCTATATTCCCCAATATAGCTTTGTGTATCCAACAGACTGTAGGAAAGAAGCGTCCTTTCATCCTCTATTACCAGTCCAGTGCAGAACTCCACCTTCTGGGCACCCAGTTTGAATAGTTCTGAGTAACGTAAAAGATTCATGTCAGTGTCGAAGACCGCAAAGAAATGCTGGTAATTCAGGAAAGTAGCCTCATTCGACTGATGTGAATGTGAATAGGTCTGGGCTTTGTGAAGAACGAACCAAATCTCGCCACCCGTATGGAACCCGGAACTTGTCCCCCTCGCATCTCGGAAATATTCTGGTACATACCTGATACAAGTCATTGACAGAGTCCCAGACCCATGATCTATGACGCCAATCTGAACTGGATACCAGTTGTACACCACTCGAAGCTCCCCATGATGGTCGAAAAAGTTCCAATTCTTTTCTGGTATCTTTTGGCGCCGAGTGTCGTACATCGTGGGTAGGATGATCTGGCGGTCCAGGGTGAAAGTTGTATCGCAATCAATGGGATACTCTGCACTCGCCATGGAGGTTATGTGCCTCTTTTCATCAAAGTATGTTCCAATGTAGTATGTAGTTCTGGTTGATATATGATGAAAAATGCGTATATCCTCCAAACCCATCCCCACATATTCCCTCTCAGAATTGAAGTCATCTGATAGGAAAACCTCTGGTCCTACTCTATCGAAATTGTGATCCAGTGCATAGCGACTGTTCAATGAAACCCATTGGTCAGGCACCTTCTTTCGACACCCCGACACATCGTATTCATAGTTGATCCATCTCAGGTTGACTATGTATTTTTGTCCATTCCTGGGCGCTGGATGCTTGATGATGGTCGGGGTTCCACTCCAGAATTTGATGTGGTTCCCATTGACCAGTCTATCTGTGGTGGCAGATATGCAGTGTCTTTCGATGAACGGTAGTGTAGGATAGTTGTAGATGTCCTTGTGCAACCACATCGTCTTGTAATATTCGGTTCTGCTCAGCTGCCTCTGCTCAGCTCTGTATTCGGCATATGGGACCAAGATCTCACCTCTGTCTTTGTGGATGATGCTGTTGCCATCAAAGCTGAGTTCCAGTGTCTTGATCTCGACATTCTCATTAAAGAACAATGCAAGGGCATGCGGACCAGTCACATCCAAATCATTGTGGTTGTATGAGTTGTTTTTGCAATTTTCGACGATATGATCGATTACCAGTCGCAACTTGGGATTGCCTGGAAAACAGATCATCATCGCCTGGTATATCCCATGGCTTACAGGACTATCTATGCCATATGATCTGTCCATCACCAGATGCTCTTTGTCAGTAAGTTCCACAAGCTTAAACCCATCCACACATCCGTATTTTATGTCCAAATAGATGCCACCATGTATATACAGTACGCAATACCTCCAGAGGTCCGCTTTGTATGCACCTGGCTTCAATTTGTCGAAGGAATAGACCACCTCCTCTGTGAAATGTTCTTGGATGAATGATCTGCACATAGTGTCATCAAATAGATGATATTCGAACTCTGGATTCTGTTGTTGCAATTTGAGGATGTTGTGTTTCATACCTGGCGGAAGACTGAGTGTGTGCCATGTCTGAAAGAGCTTGAGAGGTATCAGACGGAGAATCAATGGCCCTGTTGTCCCCTTGTGCACAGTGCACCTGAGCATTATATGACTACATATCCGTTTTTCTCCCTTCCCATGATTTTTCCAATGTCGGATAGCACCTGCTTCTGTGCTGATCCCAGCGTGTCGCAAGTCTGGGTAATAGCCCAGATAAAATTTCCAATCAAAATGGTCGAATTTCATGTCAATGCGATGATTGGTATACTGTACAATAGATTTTTCTAGGTCTACATACACACATGCTGAGTTGGAGCGTGGCATGTCAGCACAGACTCAATGAGAGGACTGAGTAGCTCTTGTTGCTTCTTAAGCTCCAATTTGAACATATGGCATTTGTCACCTGTTGAGATGGATTCCTTTGCTCCACACAAGGTCTCAATGGAGAAATGTGCATCCTTGACAAAGGATGACATGACCTTACCGACAGAGATACACCATGTATCAAATGCGTCCCAGAACTGTGTCTCGGAAATTGACCTTGTAGATCTTCGAAATGGGATCAGTCTCTTCGTTGTGGGCCTTGTCCCTATCATTACACGATGGACATCTGCAAGGTCTTTGCGAAAATCGGATATTATAACGGGAAAATCCCACGGCTTGTATGTGGTGCGGTTCTTTTCTCTTTTTTCAGTACATTCGATTTGGTCTTGCAAAGAAGTCAAAAATGATTCAAAAACCTCCACATTTTTTGAGGACTTGTGCACACAGGACTCATGCTCTGAGGACTGGTGCCACATGTCACTCACATGTTCCAGTTGCGACATATGGTTACTCAGGTACTCAACCACTGGAGGATACCTTGCCAAGAAGATCAGCAATGGAAGGTAGTTCTTGTGCTTGCTGAGTGCCACCAGAGACTCATGGTACTCTTTAAGAACCTGTGATTCCAGGGGTGCCTGTTGAGCTGTATGAGTATCTGATTTTTCACAACATTTGTTCATGACCGTGACAAAGTCGGTTGTAAATTCTCCGAGATGGTTCTGCGTGATTTTGCGAGACGTTTCTGGCAAGGTGGCGAGCCATGCATTCAGTGTATCTAGATTTGCGGTGCCTGTAATCAATGACAAATATTCACGCGTTCTTTTCAGGACGTCCAAATGAGGATAAGGATGTGGGGGAGAGGACATTTTGCATTGTCTTTACAATTGTGTAGATATTTGCTCTACATGCTGCCCGAGCTATTCGTATCGCCATCATCATCATCATCACCATCATCATCACCATCATCGCTCTCTGAACCACCCACCTGATCTTCTTGGTGACTCTGACCATCCTCACCGCTATTTTTGCTGCCTGTACCGAAAAACAACTCATTCAAGCATAGTCCCAGAAAGCAGACTGCATCCAACAGAAAAATGTAATAGAGCAGATCCACCATGAATGGCAGGAAAAAATCAAGAGAATATTCGATGTCAAGCATGTATGTTGATGACCATGTCGACCGAGGTGGACTATCAATCAATTTTTTGTTTGGAAAATACATATATGGGAATACCAGCTCTCCGAGCCGCCAACTCCAATGAGATCAGAGGAATCCTAGCAAACAGTGCTCAAATAGTATCAGGCTTTGGCAGCAATGAGAAGTTTCAAACAAAACTCAAATCACGAGTCGGGTACCTTGGGCTAGAAGAGGAAGATAGCCTTGACTTGATGAATACTTTGTGGAAATATTTGGGTGGACACCATTCTCCATGAGTGATGTAGCATGGCTTGCACCATATTTGAAAAGTAAGTCTGTCCTGGATCCCTGTGCAGGAGTTGGTTACCATGCATTCATCCTGTCGGAATTCTTGGAATGTGATGTTTGCGCAGTCGACAATACAGTTGATGAATGCACATGGTCTCCACTTGTCAAGCAAGACTGGGAAAACATAGGCAAGGAGGGAGGAGTATCGAACACACAAGTATTGCTAATTTCGTGGGCATTCAAAGAGCAAAATTTATCCATCATAGACACATTTACTAGTAAACTGGAAAATCTGGAACTGATTGTGTTCATCAACCAAAGATCATTCACTGAAAGTACAGTAATTCCCCGCATGTCAGGACTTGGTTGGCAGGTGTATGACTCCAGAACATACCAACCATGGTGGGACACCGGCAATCTGGATACAATCACCATTTTTGGACCAGACAGGAAGAATCATGTGCGGGATGATCAGATAGACTTGGTCAGGGTCAGACCACAGATGTGAAGAGGAGGTTGGCTTTGTATTGGATGAAACTGTAAAAATTGATCACTCATCGTGGAACATATGACAGCGTGTTCCAAAATGACAGACAAAATTGCGACCCATGTTGTGACCCATTCCGAACAAAGTCCAGTGAATGAGTATTGGGCGAAGAAATATCATTTCAGTTCTCGAGACAAGGCATTGGATTTTGTCAAGAAGATCATTGGCAATCGATCTGTTCATACGCGTCAAGGGGAGGATGTTTGGAGGTATTGCACCACATTGTACAATGACACATGGGATTGTGTAGGTACTGCAAAACTCGGATTCTACGGGGAAATTTCGATCAAGAAAATCACACCACCATTGATTGATCCAGAGTTCACAAAGCATGACGAAGGGTCCAATGCATTCAAATGTCATCGTTTGTAGGCTTTCCTGTAAGCTTTCCTGTAAGCTTTCCTCCTTGATACAGTTGTTTCCACCAAGGCCTTCGACTTTGTGATTCTTGGAAAAATGATGAAATTCTGGCAGAACAAGAATGTATCAGATTACATATATAGACGATCACGATGCAGGAACCTGTTGAAACTTACTGGAGGGCGCGCAACAACGTTATCCAAATGTTTATCGATCGGAATTATCGAATGATCAAGGCAGAAGATGGTAGTCCTGGCACGACAGAGGATCTGAAAAACCTGTATCTCTCACTTGATGATTTCAAGAGGAATTATTTCCCAGAGACGATGAAGATGGTCGGTATCGAGACCAAGGATGGGTTGCCAGTGTACGTGATCATGGTATACAACTACGATTCTGTTCCGATCGATAATGCTGACAAGATCTATTCATCCTCCAAGGCATCTGGAATTATTAATGACATTGCAGGGGATCTTGGTCTCAAAATTGCTCATGATGGCAAAAAGACCGAGACGAAGCTACCCCTCAAAGAGTTTCTTTCTATGATCAAGCTGGTGATTGTTTACAATACCAAGCCCAAGACCAAGAATCGTTATGATACCTCGGCTGAGCGAGGGTTTGCACAGCCAGAGTATCCGAACATTGAGTTGTGGCCAGTGCACAAACTGCAGGTGAACCTGGCTCGTCATGTCAAGGTTGATCCCCACTTTCTTCTGACAGATGCTCAGAAACAAGAAGTTTTGGATCGTTTCAATGCCAATGCTCAGATGCTGACTCAGTATACAATCAATGATCCACTCAACCGATACTATGATGGTAAGCCTGGAGAGGTTTACAAAATCTCGACCAACAATGGCATGGCCCCACGTTTTGCTATTGTCGTTGCTCGCAAGAGACCAGAACGCAAGTAGATGAGAACCAGTATCACTTCTTGTACACCCTGACTATGTGTAGCCTGCCTTTGTGGGCCAACAACTCACTCACAACCTCCTCTAGGTCTCTCTCGACTATGATGGAGCCGATGGAGCCGATAGCTCCTGGTTTGATGTTGTGCTCTGCTTTCAGGAGGATATGTCTTTTGCTCTTCCAGGCCTTGATCCTATCTGGCTCGTGCAGTAATTGAGAGTCCCCTCTCTTTGAGTGGTTCTGCCTGGCTCCCGGTCCAAGGTCCTGCATGGTAACTGGACATTCCATTCCTTGCAAGAATAGATTGGCTGCAATCTTGGGCTCCTCTACATAGCCTAGCAACAGTACATGATGACCATTTTCGTGGAGATAGATGACCTCATCAGCCTTCATGCAGTTTTTGATCTTCCTCCACAAGTCCATAGCCGTGTTGAATGACAGAATTTGAGTCTGCAATCTACCTTGGCTGCACTTTTGTATGCCCTTGAGAACAGCATTTGTGCCGACACCCCTTGTGACAACATCTGGTGCTAGACCCATGCTTTGGGCTACCTCGTGTGGGCATGGATATTCGCTCAGTAGGATTTGAATTACCTCTGATACGGTGGTTGGTCCACACCACTTGGGTAACTGCGGCCGTATGCATGCATTCAGAACTCTGTTGTCTATGTAACGTGAAAATCGCATAACTATAGTATATTGCAGTATACTATAGTTGCCAGAATACGTGATGCACATACATATTGAAGGATGGCGAATGATCGGTCTGGTAGGTTTCCTGACCATGTCTCTGCTCCTTTTTTTCTATTTGTTTGATCATGGTCAAAGATACTATCCCTATCTATTCATTGGATCGGTTGGCATCCTCGCAATGCTTTTTCTCTGCTATTTTTTCAGAGACCCAGAGCGCAAAGTACCACCTCCAGAGCAAGAATTGGGAGGAATCCTTGCTCCGAGTGATGGAACTGTCCTCAGGGTGGAGAAGGAGAGCAATGTTGGGCCTGACACAAGACATGGGTACGGACATCGGATCTATGTCTATTTGAGCCCTCTTGATGTCCATGTAAACAGGGTCCCATGCTCTGGAACAGTCAGCAATATAAAATATATGCCAGGTACATTTGCTCTGGCATGGACTGACAAAGCGAGCAAGGAGAATGAGAGTTGTTTAACAGAGATCAGAGATGAACACACTGGTGACATCATAGGAGTTAGACAAGTAGCTGGCAGATTGGCACAACAGATCATCAATGATTGTGTGGTGGGACAGAGAGTGACCCGTGGAGAAAAGTTCGGCATCATCCGTTTTGGAAGTCAGGTCGAGATATCTGTCCCCAGACATTACAAAATCCTGTGTTCTGCAGGAGATCGATTGGTCGGTGGAGAAACTTTTGTATGTCAGCGATCCAAGTGCTGAGGAGTGAAAGAATCTGGCAGAAGGTCGGTGATCGTCCACTCTTGCTGTTCTCCCTTGTGATTGATTGCCACAATGACCACATTCTCATCAAAAAACTCAGCCAAGAATTGTCTGCACGCTCCACATGGAGGGATCAAAGACTCTTGTTCTGTATATATAACCAACGTGCAAAACTTGTACTCTCCTCTTGAGATGCTCTGAGAAATACAATTCCGTTCTGCGCAGATGGTGAGACCATATGATGCGTTCTCAACATTCGAACCACTTGTGATGTTACCTGTATTGGTCACAACGGCTGCACCTACGTGGAATTTGCTGTATGGTGCATAGGCATTGTCGTGTGCTTTTTTCGCAGCCTGCACCAAAGTCTGATCTACAATGATCATGCTGGGATCTGTGTATGCGATGTGTGTATATACATTCACAGATTTACTTCTCACAAGCGGAGGTCTATCAATTTCAATACCTTTCTGCGTGAACTGTTTGAAAATCGCCACTCTGATGTGCGGTCAATCTGTGTGCTCTCATGGACAGACCTCCCTGTTGCAACCAGAAAAATGGTGTCTCGGCGCTGATGTCCCACATTATGCCAAGTATTGCATTCCCTCACCAATATCGTACAACGGTTCGAGCAGCTCAACTGCTTTTTGATTGACCACATACATTTCTCACACATGTAAAAACCCCAACCATTACAAAGATACTCCGTCCTGGTGGGGGCAATTTCAGATCGTGACACTGTGTTCTGCTTCTATCTGTGGATAGGGGACACAACGCTTCATTTTTCCAGAGCCGAGTCTATCATTCTCAATATCTTTCTGCGTGAACTGTTCGAAAATCGCCACTCTGATGTGCTGTCAATCTGTGCACTAGCTGCAATGATCTCATTGAGAACCTCGATTCGATTGTCAAAATGTGGATCAGTATGATTCATGATAGATGTGGTACCCTTACCAAGACTCTCATTGTACAAACTCATTGCAGCTGCATAGATCTCCTCTTTAGTTTTGTGTGTGTCTGGTAGAATGGTGTCGATCAGGCACCGTTTCATGCGGATAGGTAGGGTTGCTCCTGTTCCTGTGATTATGTTGCGTATCTTTCCCCCCAGGTCCAGATCCTTGGCGGTCTGTTCGGATTCAAGGAACATGCCGCTGAACCCATTGCCACAGCCCAGAAAGTGTAGTTCGCGTGACCGATGACCATCACCAGCATCAATCAGAACCAGATGGCCATTTACAAAAGGCATCACAAGTTCCGAGCCAGGATTCACCCGAATACGTGTAAAATGGTGAGCCCCTTGTCTCTCAATGGCCATATTGTGGTCCAATTGAACCATGGTCTCGTTGTCAACTTGTCCATGGACTCCATGGAGCGATGCACCTTTTACAGGATCAATGACAAGAACAAGCTCCATTTTGGGTTGGTATGGAGAGGTTCTGTGAAAACGAATCTGACAATATTTGTTCATTGCTTCTACTGCACCAACTCAATGAGGCTCGCTATTGAATCATCAATTTTACAGTTTCTGTTTCATGGTGTTGTCTGATTGGATGGGTGTCCAAAATTTGATTGTGCACATTGTGTGTGCACGTCAGTATAAATTAGCTATAAATACAATGAGTGATCGATGGAATAATGAATGGGACTCCGAGGATGAGTCTGACACTCCCGATGATTGGGATGCAGAATCCTCCTCTGAAGAGTCTATCTGTGTCGAAAAGATTGCTGAGGAGCAATCTGCTTCTATATGCACGGTGGACAGACCATATCACTGGAAAAAATCAGTGCGCGAGCCACGCAAAGTGCGACCAATTCCCAAAGCGGTTCAGGATCCATACCATTCGCGTCTGTATATTGAACCAAAGCAGAGCAAGAAAAAGAAGAAAGCCGCTGATCGTGGCAGGGAGGCTGGTGTGTCTGGTGCGACCGTGCGTCCCCCGGTGATTGATCCCCGATATGATGACTGGCAGAAAAGAGCTTCTCAATGTCTGATTGATGGGAAGAACCTGGTCATTGACAGTGCCACAAGTTGTGGCAAGACATGGTGGGCTCGAGGGAGTGTCGCAGAAATGTGCCTCAGAACAGACGCAACCGCGCTTATTATCACCCCTAATTATGAGATCCTGAATGAGAATGTCAATGCCATACAGAGTGATAACCGAAAGACCTATCAACGCAAGGGCGCCACTGTGACAGGACGTCAGACGCGTAAGCTGAATTACATACAGGACAATGTTCCTCCTGGGTGCCAGATTATGTGCATGACAGCTGACAACGCAACCGATTTCATGAGCTCGGCTCTGAACAAGGAGTTCATGAACAAATTGCAATATATCATCATGGATGAGGTTCATACTGGAGATGTGAACAATGCGCTGTGGCGTCTTGCCCTTATTCCACCCGGAGTTCAGTTCATCCTTCTGTCAGCAACCATTGGAAATGCTGAATGGCTGTGTCGTGAATTGCAACGATACAGAACCGAAACCCCAGTCATCCTGATTCAATGGCACATACGTCCTATTCCACTGCAGAGAGCACTTTTTAATACTGATCTAACACTGTCTGATGGGGGTGCCAAGGTCAATCTCGGCAGTGATGATGATGACGACATGATCACCTTCTGTCCAAACCTGGTTGACCCAACCCCTACAGATGTTCAAATGTTGATGAAGATCAAAGGTGGTGATGGCGATGGTTCTGGCCCTGGTCCCAGTCCCAGTCCCGGTTCTGGTCGTGAAGCTGAGTATGAATTTGGTCAGAAACTGGTCCAAGGTTTTTCTGATGAGAATCACAACATGTTGCGGGAGACCTTGACAAATGCTGCTCAGAATAGTTTGGATCTTGACTCATTGTCACCAGAGAAGGTGGCACCCACCGTTCTGGCAATGATGCAAACTCTCCACAGCAGGGATCTAAGCCCTGCCCTCATTTTCAACAGCGATCCAAGCCAACTGGTTGTTATGGCCAAACAGCTTTTGGCAACATTGCAGAACATGGAGCACGAGGACAAAGAGGTCAGACAGCAGTTAAAAAATATTGACAAAGCAGAGAAACAAGCTCGCCGGCGGCGCGATGAAGAGGATAAGATCCGTCACATTAAGAATGAGGAGGACTATGCTAAACTCAGAATTGTGGAGATTCCCTGCTCTCCAGATAAGTGGCGCTTCTCCAGATTTAAAGAAGCTCTGCCACACAGACTGCCTACCTGGATGGGAGAACTATTGCATTATGGTATTGGATTTTACACTGCATCCATGCAACGTCGACACAAGGATGCAATGTTCAAATGGTTTGAGAATCGAAAGATAGCATTCATGTTGTGTGATAGGTCCCTTTCCCTTGGAATTAATCTGCCAGCGCGCACAGTCGTTTTGACTGGAGATGTCGACAAGACCATCATGGATCAGATGGGCGGGCGTGCTGGCCGCCGTGGTCATGACACAGAGGGATATGTTTTTCTGGCAACTGCTCACAAACGTACCAGACAGCTTCTCCTCGAAGCTGAAAAGGTGCGCAAAATTCAACCACTTGCAAGTCTAAGCATGGTTGATATCCTGCGCTGGAACCGGAACCATTCATACTACAACACAGAAGCTATCAAGGGGTATCTCCAGCGCCATGAAGAACTGGAATCAAGTGGTGGGCCTGGCGGACTAGGGGGATCAGGAGGATCGGGAGAATCAGGAGGGTCGGGACCTGATGGTTTCGGCGATTATGATGATTTTATGGGCGATGATTCTGCAGGAATGGGAGGTGACCTGGGAGGTGACCTGTTCGGCGGCTTGTGTTATGATGGAACCCTGCAAGAACAAGGTCGTGCTCCTGTTGCTGTAGAAGAGGAGCAAAATTGGAAGGACAATGATGATGATGATGACAGCGACAGTGACCATGCTGGTCAGCCATGGGAAATTTATACTCGTCGTCTCAACTGGCTGAGGGAGACTGGATGGTTTCGAAGCAAGTATGAGCAGCTCGTGCTCACACTGGAGGATCCAGTCACCATGATGCTTGTCCATCTCATTCGGAAAGGAAAACTAGACCATCTACTCGTATCAAGTCTTGACAAGAGCAAAGATTTTCACGAGGTCGCAAGGCCATTTATGACTCTGCTCTGTTATTTGTGGGAGGCCCGTCCCAAGGATGAGGGTGGTCAGCTTGACCCTCTTGATCCTGGACTTGCAGAGCAGGTCCGGGAACTTATTGATGTTTTCGGACTCGATGTGTCAGTTGACAGAGTCTATAGTGATTATATTTTGCGCTTCATGCGCAATGGTGAGAACTGTCAAAAAACTCGAGATGCGATCGGCAAGTTTCAAATGCGGTTTTTTGACTTGATGACAGCTCTGGGCAAGATGACGAGTGGATCCATGGATGAAACAGAACCATTGTTGAGTTTGATGACACGTATTGATGAACGCATGTGGAAATGGTGTCAACAATGGAGCGTCCTCGGAGTTGGATCTGCCATGAGCAGTAAGAGTAAAAACAAGCCAAAAGCTCCCAAACTCAAGTGGTAAGCACTCACTCATCGCGGTACAAAGCGCAACCTCCGCCAATCTGCTCTTTCTTCATTCGACTGGCCTCCTTCATAGCAACTGCTTGTGACATTCCTGGGTTGGCATTGCGAACCTGTTTAACGTATGACATCCACTTGACTCCTTTCTCATATGGGACATACGTCACATCAGAGACATCAAAAACACCAGTCTTTGTGTCTTGCTCAAGTCCAAAGGCAGATGGGGCCGCCATCGGTGCCCGACCTCCTGCTCGGCCTCCACCAGTCTGCTCTTTCTTCATCCGACTAGCCTCCTTCATGGCGCTCGCCTGTGACATACCTGGATTGGCCTCTCGGACTTGTTTGACATACGACATCCATTTGACTCCTTTCACATATGGGACTGTGACAACATCGCTGCTGCTGGTGGTTGCAAAGGCAGATGGTGCTGCCATTGGTGATTGTAGTGTTCTCATCCTATAGGATAGTCTATATATTCTTTTGAGAAAATTTGGTGTTCTCAGGGTCGGTCAGGGTGCCCTGCGCACCATTCGTGCGATCATCTCGTCATCAAGTCCATCATCGAGAGCAAACAGAGGGATGATAGCAGGGGTGCCATTTTCCGGTGGTCCCCAGGGCCCCCTGGTCACAGTAGGGACCCACTTGTGATCACCAGATGCACTGTTCTCGGCTCCCTTGGACCCACGGTCAGATTCACGCAAATCATGCAGATCCAGTTGCAACTGGATCTGAATCCCGTAGGCGATGCTGCGGCGAGGGAGGCCAATGGTAGATCGGGATGCGATGGAGCGCAGAGCGTTCATACTGTTTTGTTGTTACTTAGTTAAAAT